GCATCCAATTTCGTAAGCCAGCCGGTCTGCGCGGTCAACGCTGTAATTTATGGCCGCCTCATCGCATTGTTTGATGATGGCATCAGCACGGGAAACTGCTTTCATTTGTAAAGCCTTTCTGAGATGTATTTGATAAGGTAAGCGCGAGTGCGGCCGTTAAGGTAGTCAATCCACTCCAGCCCGTCTTGCATAACTGAAAAAACAGTCAAAGTGTCTTTGTTACGTTCATAGCCAACTAACAACTTGGCATATTCGCCGTTGTCTTTTAAATCCCATTCAACTTCCATAAAAGAATGAATAGCCATTTAGTCCTCCAGCGTTTTGTTGAGTTGTTCTTCAATCCACTTCAGCAAGTCTTTGCTCAAGATGTCGATGAATTCAACGCCTTTGTGCTTAATAGACCAAATGCTTGTCCATGTTTCGGTAGGCTCATCCAGGCGGTTGATGTCATATTCAATGTCAAAGACCGCGCCTTCGTATGTGAACTGAGTCTCATTCATACGCCACCTCCGACAAAGTAGCCAATGGTGTAGGCAATGATGGCAATGGCAGCCGTTGTGATGATGGAATCCCATGTTTCTTTAGTCATAAAAACCTTTCTAGGGTCAAAACATCGCGTTGTTGCGATGACTGAATGTTAAGCTAGATTAACAACGATTCATCAATTAAAGTTGCGAAATGCTATAGGGCAAACCCTAATGGCAAAAACATCGTAAGCTAGGTTAACATTGGCAGATGGACAAAGCAGAAGCAATCAAACGTGCAGGCACAGCCAGCGAATTGGCCCGAATCCTTGGCATCAGCAGCGCGGCCATTTCCCAATGGAAAGCAATCCCTAAAGCCAGGTTGTGGCAGCTAAAAACAATGCGGCCTGAGTGGTTTCAGTGAAGACTTTTTTCTTCTTTGCTTTGCTGGTGGTCTTGGCGGTTAGTCATGCGCCGTTTTGGGCGTGGATGATGTTTTTGTTCTTTTGCTACACAATGACTTAAATTTATGTATAATCCAACCCGTCTAGAGTGGCATCTGGACGATGAATGCATCCAAACCCCGCAGGTTTCTGTGTGGTCTTGTCGTACAGCAGACGAGTCTTTTGATGCATTCAATCGTCTTGTTGTTGCTCTCGCCAAGAGCCAAGACCACAGAGCATCTTGCGGGGTTTTTGCTTTTGGACAACGCAATGCGGTACGTCGGTGGTTGCGTCTGAGATACCCTGCTGCACGAGCAAGCCAAGGCAGGGAGCGTGGGCTAAGGATAGAGCGCGGTGGTTGAAATAGTCTGTCCAGTGCGATGCGATGACATGGCTCCGAAAAGCAAGTCACGGCACAGAGCGAACTTTGGTTTTGACCACGGTAAGGCTGTGCTTTGCTCCAACATTCACCAAAAAGCAATTAAGGAGATAGCAGATGTTTGAATCAGGATTTGATAAGTTTTGGACTGCTTACCCAAAGACTCCGCGCAAGGGCGCAAAGTCTGAATGTAAAAAAAAATGGGTCAAGTTTTACTGCGAGACTCAGGCCGACCAAATCATCAAGCACATTGAATGGATGAAGACCACTGAGCAATGGCTCAAATCAGATGGCGCATTCATTCCCGCGCCTCTTGTCTACCTTAATCAACAACGCTGGGACGGGGCTGAAGTGCCTGATATGCCTAACAAAAAACGGGTGGATTCAGCGCTGCAAAAGATTTATGAAGATGACAAAAAAGCCGCGCCTATGCCTGACCACATTCGTGAACGCTTGAACGAATTGCGTATTCGCCGTGTTTGACCCGTTCAAAATTACCGAGCCGACTTGCATCAGCTTTAGCGGTGGGCGTACAAGCGCCTATATGCTGTGGCGGGTACTGCAAAGCAACGGCGGGCTACCAGCCGAGGCAACTGTCTGCTTTGCTAACACTGGCAAAGAAGATGAAGCCACGTTGCGGTTTGTGCAGGACTGTTCAGAACAATGGAATGTGCCGATTACCTGGTTGGAATACAGAACAGACGGGTATGCGGTGGTGAACTATTCCACCGCTAGCCGCAACGGTGAGCCATTTGAAGCGTTGATAGAAAAAAAACGTTATTTGCCGAATACGTTTGCTAGGTTTTGCACGTCAGAACTCAAGATTGTCCCAATGAAGAAGCATCTTAAATTTTTGGGATATGAGGACATCATTACCTTTGTTGGCATACGCGCAGATGAACCTAGGCGTGTTGCCAAGATGAAAACTAATGAAGACATTAAGGAAACGCCTTTAGCAACGGCAAATGTCACGGTTGACGAAATTTTGTCATTTTGGGACAAGCAGCCATTTAACTTAAAAACTATCACAGTCAATGGGAATTCATTGTTAAGCAATTGCGACCTATGTTTTCTTAAAAAAGCAGACCATTTGCTAGGGTTGATTCAAGACAAACCTGAACGGGCTTTATGGTGGGCAAGTATGGAAAAAAAGATAGGGGCAAGATTTAACCAAGCGCACCCAAGCTATGGCGATATGTTGACCTACAACGAAAAACAACGCGATATGTTTGACCCAGCAGAAGAAGCAATTTCCTGTTTTTGTGGTGACTAACAATGTATGACCCTATTGCAATCCGTGAGCGCGTCTTTGCTGACATGGTGCGCTTATGCCATTTGCCAGCTTGGAAAGAATGGGCCTGGCGCGAAGTGCAGCGCATGGATGAAGATGACTTGTTTAGGGGCATCAAAGCCTATGTTTTGGAGCAGATGAATGCGACACGCAGCAAGAACTGACGGCAACCAAAGCGAAATAGTTGCCGCACTAAGGGCATCAGGAGCCTCTGTGTTCGTTCTAAAACTGCCGGTAGACCTCTTGGTAGGCTACGCGGGGAAAACGGCCTTAGTCGAAGTCAAAGACCCGACCAGCGCTTACGGCAAAAAAGGGCTAAACGTTAAGCAAAGCGCGTTTTTGATGGGCTGGAATGGCGGGACGGTGGCCTTGATTGACTCGGTTGAAGCCGCGCAAAACCTTATAAGGAACATGAGTGATTCATTACCACGGCACTCCGATTAGCCCTATGAAGGCAATTGAGACAATGGCAGGAAAACACTTTTGCGTTTCTTATGCCCGTCCTGATGACCTTAAACGCTGCTTACGAATCGGTCAATCTTTGATGTTAGACAACGGCGCATTTAGCGCAAAAACAAGGGGCTTGCCGTTTGACCGAAATGGTTTTTATGCTTGGGTTGAACCTTTGCTGGCACATCCACATTGGGCGGTTGTGCCTGATGTGATTGATGGGTCGGTGCAAGAACAGCGGGAAATGGTCAAATCATGGCCTTTCCGTAAAGAAATGGGCATTCCCGTATGGCATCTAGGTTTGCCAATTTCTTATCTCATTGAATTGTGTGATGCGTGGGGACGGGTTTGCTTTGGGTCAGCCGGTGAGTTTTGGCAGATTGGCACATCAAAATGGTGTCACCGTATGGACGAAGCATTTAACGCTTTGGTAAACACTTATGGCAAACAAATTCCTTGGGTACATGGAATGCGTATGCTCGGGCAATCAAGCGGCCCGTGGCCCTTGGCGAGTGCCGATTCAACCAATGTTGCGCTGCATCATGCAGAGCATTTAGAGTGCGCCGGTTGCATGGCAAAGCGCATTGATTCAACTAATCCACCAACAAAGTGGAATGTTCAACCACTACAGGAAGTTTTATGCTGATTGCCGCCATCATTATTTACGCCATTGCTATGACCTTGGCAAACTTATCCATTGCCAATTTTGGCGTTTGGGTTAGCCCCATCAATGCGTTTTTGTTTATTGGCCTTGACCTGGCATTACGGGATTGGTTGCAAATGCGGATTAAGGCATGGCAAATGGCGGTGTTGATTGCCGTTAGTGGCGGGTTAACGTACACCTTAAATCAAGATGCTGGCATGATTGCTGTGGCATCTGCCTCATCTTTCACATTGGCAGCACTTGCTGATTGGGCGGTGTTTTCAAAAGTGGCCGGTTCATGGTTTAAGCGTGCAAATATGTCCAATGTTGCGGGCGCAGCAGTTGATTCTGTGGCGTTTCCGACCATTGCGTTTGGCGTTTTAATGCCCGAAATCATTTTTTTGCAATTTGTAGCAAAAATTTTAGGTGGTGCAATTTGGGCTTATTGGCTTAACAAGGTGCAAAGTGATAGTTCATCTGTATAGCCCAACCCAGGCCACCACAGTAATGAAAGACCTATGGCCCAAGGTCAAGGAATCGCTTGCGCTTGGCAAGAAAATGCGCCTAGAGATAAAGCAAAGCAGGCGCAGCACCGAGCAAAACGATATGTTCCACAGCATCATTGAGAAAATTGCCAAGCAAATGGCGACCGCGGGGTCAACGTGGACAGCCGACGATTGGAAACGCCTGCTGATAGACCAATGGGCGCATGAGACCGGTCGCAAGATTGGCAAGGTCGCGCCAAGCCTAGATGGTGAACGGGTCGTGCAGCTTGGCCTGCAGTCTCACAAATTCACGGTGGAAGATTCTTCCGAATTCATTGAATTTTTAATTGCCTGGGCAACTAATAAGGGAATTGATGTATGAAATGCCCTGTATGCGGCGCATGGACTTTTGTGAAACAAACGGTTTTGAAAGATGACAACTCAAGAAAACGACGCTATGAATGCGCTAACGAACACCGGTTTGGGACGGTCGAAACAATCGTATGTGCGAAACAAAAGCCTGCTAAAAGCGGCGCGAAGCCTGCCGTGTCAGCATTGCGGGATTGACGATGGGACTGTGGTGGCCGCACACACAAATTGGGGCGGCGGCAAGGGACGGGGAATTAAGGCATCCGACGATTTAATCGCCAGCCTATGCTTTCGGTGTCACTTTAACTTAGACCAGGGCGCTACTTTGTCCAAGCATGAGCGACAAGCCATGTGGCAAGCCGCCCACGAAAGGACTATTTCCGCATTGAAGGCAGCGGGGCATCCGGTTGAGTTTCATGAGACCGATGCATAGGATGGGCATGGGCCGCGTCCGTACGCTCATGGGTTTTAAGTTCTTTCTCAAGTTCCATGACCTTGCGGCGCTCGGCTTTGTATTCGCGTTCGATGACGTAGTTAGAAGGCTGGGTATGTTTGGCCTTTTCAGCCGTAAACTTGAAATTTGTAGCCATAGCAAAAAACTCCTATAATGAGATGCCCATTGTGGCACAATGACATTTTAACCTTGCAAGGAAAAAATTATGGGATACGAAGCTAAAAGCATTCCGAATGCCGGAAAAGCCGATATGTCGGGCATGAAGAAGGTCGGTGTGTCTAAAGTTGACCGCGAATACGGCGGTGCAAAGAGCATGACCGGCGCTACCCCTCCCAAGGGCGCAACCGCCTCTGATACCTCCGGTGAGCGCAAGATGCCCATCGAAGGCGGTGTCGGCATGGGCAAGGCCGATGGCCTGGGTTTGCGCGAAGCCAAGCACATGGGTATGCACGATGGCCGCATGGGTGAGATGAAGGGCGGTAGCCGCGAACACGAGTGCTACACCCACGAGCGCATGGAACACGAGCAAGACAAGTAAGCGGGTCTCCGAGACGCAGCAACGTCTCGGTTTCCCTGACCACATAGAAAGGGCTATATGGCTGAGAACAATTGTAAGTTATGCGTTTACTTCGTTGATATTGACCGAATCGGCCAATGTCGGCGTTATCCGCAATTCGTAACCAAACACGAAAGTGAGTGGTGCGGCGAGTTTTGGGAAGATGGCCCTGTAATTAAGCGCAAGCCAAAAATAACACTCAAACTCCGAAAGGACAATGATGTTCAAGCCGCTTAGAGACAAAATCATCGTCAGGCCCGAAACGCGCATCAAGAGCGATTTATGGGTCAAAACCGCAGAAGCGGACACCATTGGCTACATTACCGCCGTGGGTGACGCAGCCGCCGCCGAGGGCTTAAAAGTCGGCGATAAGGTCTATTTTGGTACTTTGGCTAAAGAGTACCAAAACGAGTACCTTAAATTTGATACCATTACCATTGACGACCAGCGCCATCTCCGCATGAGTTGGCAAGACATTTGTTTCGTGGAGGAAGTATGAAACCTGGACTCTATGCCAACATTCACGCCAAGCAGGAACGCATCAAGCAGGAAAAGGCCGAGGGCAAGCCTGTAGAGAAGATGCGTAAGCCTGGCTCCAAAGGCGCACCGACTGCGGCCGCATTCAAGCAATCCGCTAAAACGGCGAAGAAATGAAGCACGACAAGCCCATTGAGCATAAAACGACGGGTAAGGGCAAGACCTACAACCCGACGGATAAAGGCGCTGGCATGACCGCCAAGGGCCGCGCTGAGTACAACGCCAAGAACGGCTCAAATCTCAAGCCGCCTGCGCCAAATCCTAAGACAAAGAAGGACGAAGGCCGCAAAGCATCATTTTGCGCCAGGATGGAAGGCGTAGTTAAGAACGCCAAAGGCCCAGCCGAACGCGCTAAAGCATCACTCAAGAACTGGAACTGCTAATGAAAGACCTAATCACCGCAAGAATCCAAGACCTCATGGCTAAAGGCCGCGAACTGGAAGCGCAGATTCACCAAATCAATGGTGCGCTGCAACAATGTCAATGGACGCTAACCGAACTGGAGAAGCAAGATGCCCCTAAAGAAGTCGCCGACACCCAAAGCGCTGAGTGAGAATATCAAGGCCGAGATTAAGGCTGGCAAACCGCCCAAGCAAGCGGTAGCCATTGCCTACTCGGTTAAGCGCGAAGCTGAGAAGAAGAAAAAGTGACCGAAGCTAAACACCCTGGTGGCCGCCCAACGCTCTACAGAGAGGAATACTGTGAGCGCGTAGTTGAGTTGGGTAGAGTTGGCAAGTCTATTGAACAGATAGCAGCCGACATAGGGGTTTCTACTAGGGTCTTATTCGATTGGCGTGATAAGCACGAGAAGTTTCTGCACGCCTTGGAATATGCAAAGGAATTAGAACAGACATGGTGGGAAGACCAGGCGCAGACTTACATGGTGGAAACGCACCAAGGGCCAAAGCTGAATGCATCATTGTGGTCGCGTTCAATGGCTGCACGATTCCCTAAGAAGTACCGCGAGAGTGTCAAACAAGAGATTACAGGCGCAGATGGCGCGCCTTTACTAACCGGCATTGAAGTCAGCTTTGTCAAGCCAAGTTAAAGACGCAGTAGCCAAGGCACAGTTTCCGGTCAAGCTGGAGTGCCTGTTTCAGCCTGAGAA